TGCGACGAACTTCATTAGCGGCCCACCAAACCCCATAAAGAAAGCAAATGCTCTCCCTTCCATCCCCGGCCTACCATAAGTATTGATTACATCCTTCCATATATGGAAGTCCCCCTTTGCAGTAAATAGAGGAATAATCGGTAGGGTTGCATCGGTAGGGGGGCTATAAACTACTTTATCCGCTTGAATCTCCCTATCCCCAATTACGAACGCGCTGTTATCGGCAAGCCACCCAAACTGTTTACGGGATATGTCTGCCTTGGTTGTTGCTTGTAGTTCCTCTATCCATCTCATAATATAACCCATGTAGTTTGCTAGTCTTCTACCTTCTACCAAAATGCCCTTCTCTGCTAACTTAGAGGCAAACTTGTCCTTTGCTATTATGTCTCTGTTCAGAACTGTGAACTCCCTTACCCCGTCTTTAGGCAGGTGCAAACGTAGCCATACAGAATCCCCATCCTCAACATCACTTATCCTACGCACCACATAGAAATCGTAGAGGGAGACTAGCTCATCTTGGTCACCTTCCTTGTTAGTATCACCCTTCCGAAACACCCCACCTACCTTGCCTCGGAAGAACGGGAACGGGTACTTAGGTATTACATAAGATATTGGCTGCTCAGTTATAGGTTCTATATGCTCAACTACAACCTCCTCCCCTGCTGGGGGCTCAATTACTTCCCTGCCTATTTGTATCGGGGAGGTTATCTTTTGTGTGCATCCCTCGCACCCACTAGGGTTCGTCTTTCTGAATGACTCGCAGGTGTATGGACCTAGGGTCTTTTGTGCCTTCTCAATGGTCACCGCAGGGTTGTACTCAGGGTGCTTCTTTGAGATCTTGTGGATAGCTGTTTCACCATCTATACAGCGAAAGGCTATGGATAACGCCCCACGCCACAACGGTTCAGATACAGTCTCCTGTTCCTTAAACACCTGCAATAGCTGGTTGCATCCTGTACCCGCCGCACTCTTAGCCATTATGGTCTTAAAGCGGGACTGGTAATTACCCATCAACGCTAGGGTAGTAGGATCTAATTGTCGTGTGAAGTTCTTTGTAGGTGCTAGTAAATTAGCGGATTCAAATATCGGCCTGAATACTTCAACGCTATTGGGAGCACCTGTGTATATAACTGTTACTGGTAGAGACTCTTCGCCCTTAAAATTTAGGGTGTCTGGTATACGCAATATCCTAGCTGTGTCGGCAGTAACAACGGGGTCAGCTTCTAGCCCATGCTGCACGCATAGTGCCTTCAACCCCTCAGCTAAAGGCTTCCACTCTTCTTTAGGCAGGGGCTTATCTAGCCCCCAGTACACGTGCACCCCGCGCCCTGAGTTAACCAACGTAGGTCTAGGTAGTTCGACTGCCTTTATAAATGCCTTAACTGCAAGGATACCGTCAGCTTGGGTAGGGTATGGTTTGCCTACGCCGCAGTCTATGTCTAGAAAGAAAGACTGTAGCTCAACAGCGTTAATAATGGTTCTACCTTCCTTGCTATCAGCAAACGTAGCTAAGGCAAAGTACGCATCGTACCCAGAAGTTACAATACCTTCTGCTTGTTCAACAACTTCTTCAATAGAGTTAACAAAAGTCTGCTTAGGTCTGCCTTCTTTCTTTAAGGCAGTTAGGCAATAAATACCTGTTGCGGGTAAAACTGAAGATAGAAATCCCAATCTAGACATAGCCGCCTTCCTTTGCCGTCAATAAAAAAGTTAGGCAGGGGTAATTGACGGCATTTACCCTCTTCGGGTGGCCTCCCTAGCCTAACTAACCGTTACAGATTGGACCTTATATTATCCAACCCGATAGCTTTGCAACCGCACCTTCGTGTTTCTCGGGCATTGCCGTAATGCCTTTGAACCAATTGTATACCGTCATTCTCGATACCTTAAAGTAATCAGCAATATCGGCAACGGGTATATCTTTCTGGATACAGATAAGGCCAAACTTAACTCCTAGCTTGCCCTTATCCGCAGTGCTGACCGCATGTACAAAATTGGAAGAGTATCCCATAGCCATGATACCTCCTTACTCGTCATCCCATTCTTGCAGGACATCCTCAATCTTCTTTTTAGTTGCCGGAGGTGGGATCTCTTTCTTCTCTGCACGCTTGACTGGTTCTTCAGCGACCTGCTCTTTTACCACCGCTAGTTGCTTAACTTCAACTTTAGGCTTATCGGTATCTGGAGCAACCGTCATAGTCACCGCCTTAACAGCATCTTGGCTCTGGCTCTTTAGCATTGCAGTTCCATACTCTTGCTGGGTTAAACGCTTAATGGCCCGGAAGAATAGCTTAGGTACTGCACTGCTTGTATCAAAGCGCATCTCAGTTACAACTGACGAGATTGGAGTCCCAGTACCGCCGATCATCTTTGCGTATGTCTTCAAAGGCCACTTGCCAACTTCCCCTTCCCCAAATATAGAGGTAGCTGGGAGAGTTAATTGGTATATGTCGCCACCAACATCGTTCTCTAAGACTACTGCAATACGCTGTGAGTAGCGGCAAGCACGGGCATTGTCCTTACCAGAACCCGCAATGTTTTGTGGGCATGTGGCACAGCTTTTAGCTTGAGGTAACTTGGCTGTGGTATCAGGATAATCACCGTCGGCAGACCAGCATAGTGGCGCTTGCTTTTCGCCTTCAACATAGGGTGGGTAGAAAGTACGGGATACCTTAGGGGCAGCAGCTATAATAACTACGTTCATAGCTCTGTCTTCGTTTATAGCAACTTCTTTACCGCCGACCATCATACGCCAAACTCCGCCTCGTATAGATATTTTTCTAAGGCTTGTACCACTTCCACCCATAAGAATCTTAGTTGCTGCATCTAGTTCAGTTCCTTGCAGGTAGTCTGGTAGTGGTTGGTTAAATATCGCTAGGTCATCCATTTCTATTCTCCTTATTTACGTCGAACACTAGCCGTGTATCGGCTATCTACATTAAGACCCGGTGGAAGCAGGTCAGGGTTTTCCTCAAGGAACTGCCGAATATTAGATTGCGCTATGCGCTTCTCCAATAACTCCACAGCATCATGCTCCTTAAGAAACTGATAGAACGAAGCCCAGTCAGTTGTCCAGTACCTACGGGATATGCGTCTTGATACCGTACCGTATGGCGTGGATAAACTATCTGCACCTAGCTCTTTGAACGTCTCGAGCAAACCAGCCTCGATTATGTCTAACTGTTCTTCTAATGCTGAGTCTTCCTTGGCTAACTCTGCTCTCTTGTCGCGTATCTTTATGTACGTTTGCACAAGTTTGTCTACTTTGATTTCCATCATCACTCTCCTATTAAACCTGCTCCCTCCAATAATTATCCCAATATTTTTTATCTAGAACGACATCTTTAACTTGGGATACCCACACTCTTGTAGCTGACTCATCTAGTACTCTGCCGCCCCTACAGTAAATGATGCTTGGAACGCTATGTGTTCCCCGCAAGAATCCAAGCCCTTCTGGGGTTATCATGTACTCCCCCGATCTATGCGCCCCATGATCTGCTAATCCAAACCATGTAAGTACTAAAGTGTGGGCTTGAACCCTATACGGGGCACGGAGCATAACTCCCCCTACCAACATGCCACTACCTGCCTGAGCCCGTACCCACGGGTCACCTTGCATTGCTGCCTTTGCCATCATCTCCAGCGTTGTTACTGTGTGCTTCCCCATTCTATGGGGGTTTAACTTCCTAATAACTTGATTACAGCAAGAACATATTTGTTGCATGTTTATCTCCCAAGGTGTGTAAGATAATTCAATATAAACCCATCCTTTTACACTGTCAAGTCTCTTCAAGAATATTTTTATATAAATCTATCATCTTCGAGTGAACGTCAATTCCTTCCCTTAACATCTTGTATACCTTCTTCTCCGCAGGTGATCCCTGTAGGTGCACGACAGTACAGGGGTTTCTTTGCCCTGCTCTATGTACCCTAGCGTTTGCCTGTAGGTAAGTTTCCACAGAAGTTATTGGCCCCCACCATACGACCGTGTTAGCGGCGTGGAGCGTAACCCCATGTGATGCCGCTTGTGGCTGGATGATAAGTATCTTAGGGTTCTCGGTTTCTTGGAACTGCTTGAAGATCTCAGTGCGCTTGTTTACTGTAACCCTACCGTTAATTATCTCTGCGCTATACCCTGCCTTGTTCAACTCCTCATACAGAATATTGATAGCATGGGTGAACGGCACGAATATGATTACCTTATGGCTCGACTCGTCGATTGCTTCCTTCAAGGCATTGAGCCGTATAGACGCATCAAAGGCTATGACTTCTCCAGTATCCGAATAGACCGCGCCCCCTGATAACTGCAACAGCTTGTTAAGGTTAGTCGCTGCGTTTACTGTAGTTATTTCCTCCCCTGCGGCTACCGTCATCATGTTCTTACGGATGCTTTCGTAGTACTTGTTCTGCTGTGGTGTTAGGGGTACTTCTCTAGTGGTGTAGGTCATGTCCGGTAGGTCTAGACATTCTTCCTTGGTAAAGCGAATTGCTGGTTGCAGGATAGCGTGGACTATCTGTTCAGCTCTAGGGCGGGGCATCCACTTGAACATGGTTATCTTCTGCATAACCATATCTTTGAAGGACCCAAAGAACCTAGGTACTGCACCGGGGTTTATGATTCTAGCAAGCCCATACGCATCTGTAGGTGACTGCGCTGCTGGGGTTCCCGTCATCATCCACACCCATGTACTAGCTTCTATAACGGAGTTAAGGGTCTTCCATCGCTTAGTAGATACCGTCTTAAATGCGTTGCACTCATCGACTACAATCAGATCAAAGGCTGCTTTCTTAACCTCATCCTTGATGATCTCTAACCCGTCAAAGTTACATATCACAAACTCAGCATCACAGTTAACAGCACCCTTTCGCTTCTCACGGTTGGCACTATGGGCTATGGATACCTTTCTGTGCATGGCAAAGTTGAATAGGTCTGCACTCCAAGCCGACTGCATGATAGACAGGGGGCACAGTACTAACACTCTCTTGATCTGCCCCGTGTTGATAAGATAATCCGCTGCCCAGATAACACTAGCGGTCTTACCCGTACCCTGCTCATTGAAACAAAACGCCCTACGGTGCAGAGTTAGAAATGCAGAGGTTAGCTTCTGGTGGGCAAAGGGGGCGTACAGCCCGGGCCAATCGTAGTTAGCTATGATAGGGGAGGGTACGTTCTTAACCTTAAGGTTCTTTAGTACTTGGGCTTCTTCCAACCCCCAGTTAACTAGCACCTCTCCAGTCTCAAGGATCTTGCTCTTAGGAATCACCGTCGTAATTCGATGGGGTTCCCTAACGCGTATCAGTAACGCCCGGTTGTCTATGATCTGCATTATTCCTCCGCAGATTTAAGTATCGCCTTTATGTTGTTAGCACACGTCACCATGTAGGCTATATCCTCAGTTAGCTTTGCGATATGGGCATTGAGGGCGTCTATCTCTTCCCCCAAGCTATCTATATCTCCTAGTAGCAATAAGATACTGTCGGGTACTAAGGAACCTGTGAGGCGGAACTCTTCCTCAATGGTTAAGTTTCTAAGGCTGTAGTTTGTTTGTGGCAGATTCATTTTTAATTCCTCCAGAGACACGTAGAAAAGGCCAAAGTGATGTTTTCACTAGGCCACTGTAAAGCTAACTGCTTACTATTGTAAAGTTAACCGCTTACTATTGCTTACTATTGTAAAGCTAACTGCTTACTTCTTGGTTACCGCTTTCTTCTTTTTATAGTTTCTTGCCCTATTGACGCTAGGGGCTTCTAACTTAAAACCGTCTGCATTACTACCGCCCTTGCTCAATGCAACCTTATGGCTGACATCTTTACCCGTGCGATCCACACCCTTCTTATCTAAAGTTCTTCTAGCACGTTGGCGTTCCATCCTATCGGGATGCTCACCACGCTTTTGTTCCATCTCGTATTCATGCTTATACGGTCTGGGAGATTTGCTATAGGCCATCTTAGTGATTCTTCTGGTTATGTGTACAGTCTATTATCGGGCAATGCGCTCTACAAGTAAAGTTGGGCTTGGGGTTCCACACTTGGTTTTTAAAGGCTGC